ATCTTCGATATATTCATCTAAGTTTGTACCATTAACTGTATAAGCATCAGCTTCTAATGTTCCGTCTATATCTGCATTTCCAGATATATCTAAACTTGTAGCATCAACTTCACCTGCAACTGTTAATACTCCATCAGCAAGAGTCATTAAATCTGTATCGTCTGTATGACCTATTGTTGTACCATTAACAATTACATTATCAACTGTAAGTGTTGTAAGAGTTCCGAGACTTGTAACATTTCCTTGAGCTGCCGTATTTAATGTACCTGCTAAAAGTGTAGTAGTTAAAAGACCACTAGAAGGATTATATGTTAAACCTGTGTCTGTTTCAAGTCCTTGTGTACCTGTTGCACCATCTACGAATGTAGGATAAACTGTTTCGTCTGTTGAGTTATTAGCTGAAGCTGTAATGCTTGTAGCTAATGCTGCTGTTCCTGTAGTATCTTGGTTAAGTGTACCAATTACAAAGTCTAATGTATTGTCTGAGTCTTCGTAAGTAACTGTAATATTTGTTTCTGTATTAGAGCCAACCATTGCTCCAACTGTGTCAGCTATATATTCATTTAAAGCTGTTCCATCTACAGTTATTGCATCTGCTTCTAATGTTCCATCAATATCAGCATTACCTGAAATGTCTAATGTAGCTGCATCTAATTCACCTGATATAGTGATATTAGTACCACCTGTCATAGCACCATCCATAGCAACAGCACCATTAATATCAATAGTAGTAGCTGTTAGTTCTATTTCTGTATCAGATACTAAATCTAAAACTCCGTCTGCTGATTGATAGATATATGTTCCACTATCTCCGAACTGTAACTGGTCTGTGCTAGATAATAATAGTCCTGTATCTGCAACGTGTGTTAAGGATACATCTTGGTCATCTCCAAAATATACGACAGCTCCATCAGCTAAATATAAGTCTGACCATTCTAATGATGCTGAACCTATTGTCGCACCATCACTAGCGTCAGGTACTATAGATGTGTTAGCTGTAATAGTTGTACCAACAATAGTAGTTGCTGAACTAGCACCTATTGTAGCACCATCAATTGTACCACCATTAATATCAGCAGTATCTGCAACTAAGCTATCTATGTTAGCTGTACCATCTAAATATAAATCTTTCCACTCAGAACCTGAAGCACCAATATCATAAGTATTATCAGCACTTGGTAATAAGTTAGAAGCTACGTCTGCACTAAATGCTACAGTATCTGAAGCTGCATCACCAAAGGTTAAGTTACCTGAGATTGTAGCGTTACCAGTAACTGTTAAGTTTCCACCAACTGCTAAGTTTCCTGATACATCAGCAGCACCATTAATATCTATAGTGGTTGCATTAATTTCAATCTCTGTGTCTGATACTAAGTCTAAGACACCATCAGCAGATTGATGAATATAAGTACCTGAATCACCGAATTGTAATTGGTCGGTACTTGAAAGAAGTAAGCCTGTGTCAGCTACGTGAGTTAAAGAAACATCTTGGTCATCACCAAAGTTTATAACTGCACCATCAGCTAAGAATAAATCTGAGAACTCTAAAGAGCTAGTTCCTAAAGCTGCTCCGTCTGAAGCATCTGGAACAAAAGCTGTAGTAGCTGTGATTGTTGTTCCTTGTATAGTTGTACCAACAATAGTAGTTGCTGAACTAGCACCTATTGTTGCTCCGTCTACTGTACCACCATTAATGTCAGCAGTATCTGCAACTAAGCTATCTATGTTAGCTGTACCATCTATGTAAAGATTGTTCCACTCAGAGCCAGAAGCACCAAGGTCATACGTAGCATCTGCACTAGGTAAAAGGTGAGAAGCAACATCAGCACTAAATGCTACAGTATCTGAAGCCGCATCACCAAATGTTAAGTTACCTGCTATTGTAGCAGCACCAGTAACTGTTAAGTTTCCACCAACTGCTAAGTTTCCTGATACATCAGCAGCACCATTTATATCTATGGTAGTGGCTGCTATTTGAATTTCTGTATCAGCAACTAAATCTAACTGTCCATCAGCACTTGAGTAAATATAAATAGCAGTATCTCTAAACTGTACTTTTTCTGTTGAGTTAATTAATAGGTCATCTGAAAATTTAAAATAATCCTCATCTTCCATCCATGTTAAAACACCATCATTAGAATTAGCATTAAAAGTAATAACTATATCTGTGTCTGCGCCTGTACCAAAACTTAATGCATTACTATAAAGTGTTGAAAGAGGTCCTCCATCTCCTGTGGTGCTGCCGTCATGTGTGTGACCTGTGCTTACATTAAATGCGTTTACTAATTGGTTAAATTCGTTATTAAATAGTGCAGCAGTGATTGTATCTCCATCACTAAATGAACTTTGTCTTACATAAGTAGCCATTTATATATATCTCCTATTGTCTTCCTGATGGTCTATAATTTACATATAGTCCATTAATTGAATATGGTGCATTAGTATCACTACTAAATACTTTAAAAAAATTACTGTGTCCACTACCTGTTAAATTTTGCTTTACTAAAGGTTGTTCTGTTGCTCCAAGTTTTTGAGTTCCAAATAAAGCCTTACCAAAAATAGCAGGTTCAGGTATCTCCGTTAGAACTACATCAGCAGGTTGTGGAGTATTTAAACTGTCGTAATCAAATCTAACTCTTAGTGTTGGTTGTGTATCTCCTTCTGGAGTAAATGCAATTTTAGTATAATCTAAAGTCTTAAGAGTTCCTAAGTCACCATAGTCATAGTCTGGAGACTGATACTCTGCTTCAATGTTTTCACCATTAAAACTATTACCTGTATTATGATTATATATCTTACCATCTCTATCACCATGATATACTTTTTCTAATCCTGTACTATCAAATCCAGAAGTAATAGCAGGAGCTTGTATACCTAATGTTTCAGACCATTCAAATCCGTTAATTCTTAGTGTTCCTATAATACCCTTTGAAACAAATTGACTATCTGATACTTTACTATAAAACATTCTATATTGTGACTTATCTCTAAGTACAACACTACTAAATTGTAATGAATTAGCGGTGGCAGCAATATCATTAATCAAAGGCTGTATAGCCTGACTAATTGTGCCTAACTCAACATCACCAATTCTAGCTGTACCGGCAACTGTTCTAAATCCGTCAGGTGCTAAAAATATAAGGTCACCTGCAATTTCTTGAATTGTTTGACCATCTAAACAACCTACGTTTTTTGTAACTGGTACAATAGCAATAGTACTAGAGTTATTAATATTTTGTAGTTTAAATATTGAGTTTTGACAAAATATAAATAGTTCATCACGGAAACTTTTTAAACCTACAACTTTATCTTCTAAAGTTATACTACCTGAACCTGTACTACTAAAACTATCTATGTCATTAGTACCGCTATAATAAATTGTGTTTGGTGTAGTAGGGTCTCCTGATACTACTAAATGCTTATCATGTATTGTACAAAACTTAGCTTTAGTAGAACCATCAATAGTTATTTGACTTGCAAAAAAAGTTCTATTAGCTACATCTGAATCTGTTCCAGTCATTTTAAATAAGAATGGTAAGTTAGTACCACTTTTATCTGTTATAACTACTTCACCATAATCAGATGCACCTTCAAAAATAGCAAACTCACACTGGTCTACGCTTGTTAAAGATAGTTCACTTCTACCTGTGAATGTACTATAATTATCTCCGCCTCCTGCAACACTTGCTTTATTTAACTGCAACCAAGTACTTTCTCCGTCTTGACTAAAAAATACATCGTTACCTGCTACAGCTATTACACCATCAGCATATACTAATAGTCCTTCAACATCATTAGTAGAATTAGGCAGTGTATCACCAAATAAACTAAATCCGTTTATTCTACGATACCCACCTTCAGGTGATACTTCAAAGTTCCTTAACTTTGTAGCTACCCCCGGTGTTTGCAATAACGCTAATGAATTAGTAGACTTATTAAGCCCACCTACTAAATCTACTGAAAATGGTTGAGAACCTGCCATTTAGAAATACGTCCTATCATCTGTTATACATTTAGGAGTAGGATTAATTAAATTAGATTTCATAGTCCTCATATTTTTTTTGTAGTCATCAAGTGCAAAAGCTGCTTGTTGAATATTTTCTTTAAACTGATGCACGTAATATCTTGTTCGTGCTGTTATAACATTGCTATATTGTTCTGGCATAACAATAGTATCATCATGAGCTGATAAGGCTGTAGGTTTTGTAAAAGCATAGAAATGTACATTATATACTTTATCTGGTATTGGACTTAATCCAAACTTTCTATGGTCTGGGCTTTTAATAACATATACGGGTTCTCCGTGAGAAGCATCTGAACCTTCTGCATCATCAGCATTTTCACTATCTCTATAGTATCTTTTCCAATCTGTTAGTGTTAAAAATTTTAAACCTTTAGAAATGTAAGGAGTTGTTTCTCCACTTACATTTATTGTTGTTAAATAAAAATCATCCCAATCTACTGATGAGTAATCGGTTGTTATACTAGAACTATCTGCTTTAAGTGTATACCATCTAGTTCCTGCTACTGAAGCAACAGTTACATTTCCATAAAAAGGGTCTGTTCCTCCGCTAACTCCTGCTGAGAAAAAAGGTAACTGTGGTTCTTCATTAGCTATATCAAATATAGATTTATTAATTGAATCTTTTATAAACGCTTGTAGACCTGTAGCATCACTAAAATTTGAAGAAGTTAAAACAACTTCGTTTAATTCTCTTAATACTTCATTTGTTAAACCTAAATATGTTGTAGCCATTTACTTTTCTTCTTTTTTAATTTTTTTTATTTTTTTAGGTTCTTCTTTAAACCATTTGCCAACAATTTTTGTGTTGTAATGGTTAGTTATCCATTTATTATAATCCCACATAGTGTATCCTCTATTTTAATAAAAAGAGGAGAAGTCCAAAGAGACTCCTCCAAATTTTATACATTACTAACCCGCTTGAGTTGTAGTAATTCCGTCTTGAACTTTACATTGTCCGTCAAGATACCAATTAGTACCATCAGACCATACATGGACATAATCTCCATGTACAGCTTTACTAGCTACTAATGAAATAGTATCTGCATCTGTTACTGTAGCTACGCTTCCTGCTGCATCTTCCGGAGAAGACACATTACCTACAATAATATTAGCACTAGATGCTGTTACTATTGTATGCGTACCTGTAGGTTCTGTTGCCCCGACATAAAACCAATACTCTAATCCTGCTGCAGGAGAAGGTAGGGTTTGTATTCTAGCTGTTGCAGTATTCATAACAAAACGAGTGCCTGATTCGGCTGCTG